AATGTTTCAATTATTGTAAATGGATTTGCCGCGTCTAAAGTTACTATGTTATAAGTGTTGATAGTGCCGTTAACGGTTATGGTAGTTCCTGAAACAGCTAAGTACATAAAGTGCTGAGCGGATCCTACTGAATTCCCGAATATATAATTATTACCCGTTGCTGTAATATCAAATTTTATTGTAGCGAACTTTGTATAAGCCTTGTTAATTAATTTGGAATTGTTAGTATAATAGTTTGATGATCCGTTAAATTGAACTGCGGGATTCCCGTTTATTCCATTTGAAACATAGGTTCCTTGATTCGCGGAAGTTTGCTGTAACTCTGCATCAATGACCTTCATACTTATGTTATCCCAAAACAAAGTACTTCCATTAACATTGTCATTTACAAAACGTATGTTGGTAGTTGTTCCAAGGGCTACAAAAGTAGCATCAAATGAATTAGTTGAACCTGGAGCAGCAGAGGGATTGTAAAGAGCCGTACCTGTTACTGAATCTAATACCTGAACCTTCGAAGTTGTTGAGGTTCCTCCAATTGCAGAAGCTTTAATCCTATATTGTCTTCCAGGTACAGTTGTTATTGTTTGAAATGCTAATCCGAATCCGGCCGAAGTATTAGTTACCTTCATACTTCCGCCCCCTGTAGCATCCCAAACAACTGTAGTAACAAAGGCTGTCCATCCAGTTACATTGGAATCAAAGGTTCCATTGTTTACCAGTTCAGGGAAGGAAACACCAATAGAAGCTTTATTTATTAACTGTTCAACAAGTGACCCAGAACCATAAACAAACGTTCCAGAATCCATCATGTCAGCCCAAAAGTTAAACCCAAGATCCAAAGGAGAAGCAGAGCCGAAGATCCTACTTGCCTTAGACCTTGATATTTTTGAACGTGATATAAAGTTTCTTGAAATCATTATGCGTATCTAATTTCTATGATGGGACTAGTTGCCGGGGCTGTGGTGTTATTATCTGCACTTCCCGTTACACATCTTACCGAACAAGCGGTATCAAATGGAATTATATTTCTTATATTAACCATTTGACCAACTCCGCTCGCTACCGGAATAGTTAAAAATGGAGTATCTGAAGACGTTGCACCAGTCTTATTATAAAATTTTACATAAATAATAGATGGTGTCGCATCAAGATTAACAAGGTTTAAGTAATAAATATTACCCGCACTCGATTTTACTGTCTGAGCTGTGCTGTTTGCGTTTGTAATTCTTATCCAAGATCCTCCAGTTATTGTAGGATCTGAAGTGGCCGCTTCATAACTCTTAATACTGTCACCTTGTGAAGCCGAAAGCAGGCCTTGATTTACAAGCTGTGCTCCATTGGACTTGTCAAATGACGCGACTACAGCATCTCCATCTGTATACCCAGGGTTATAAGTTGAACTTGTTACCGCTTTACCTCCTAGTATTTCAGGCCGAACCACAGAAGGTAATACATCATTATCAATGGTATCTTGATCCCAATATATAACTGATATTTTATCAGTGTTATTCATTCCAGACATTGAAACGCTAGAATTTAAAGTAATAACATTACCTGATACTGTAGCAATCAATGATGATTCTTCAATTTCATATAATAATGTGCCTGTTGTCACATTAATAATTGATAGTATAGCTTCTAAACTAACAGTCGTGTAGTTACTAAGTGTAACTTGTTTTGTAGCTGTATTTAATGAATTTGAATATACTCTAGTTTTCATTAGCCAAATATTATTGCTTTAATTCGGGATTTTTTATCTGTATAAGTCTTAATACCATCTGATGTAACAGGATTAGAGCTTGACGCTGTTGGGGTACTATCGAAAGTTAAAGCGTTTTGTTTTGCGTTCCATGTTGCAGCACTTGCAATATTACCATCAGGAAGTAAGCCAGTAACTTTAGTGGTTAAATCAATGCCTCCTGCTAAATCGGCATTCAATATTGATCCAGTAAGAGAAAGTTTTGAATAAGCAATACTTCCAGCGAGCATTGCATTGGTAACAACGCCATTCGCTATAGTTGTTGAAATTGAAGTTGATCCAGAACCAGTAACATGGCCTGATAAGGTTATTGTTTGGTTAGCCGTCAAATAAGAAGGTGCGAAGTTAATCCACTTGCTAGTTCCCGAATCGTATTTTAAAAGATCACCATTTGCAACTGATGTTAAATTAACATCTGTTAAAGCAGCTAGTGTTGTAGTTCCTGAAGCAGTAGCCCAAACATAACTAGACCCATTCCACTTTAAATAGGTATTCGAACCTGGAGCCGAAGTAGGAAATGCAAAATCATAATCTGGGAATTGATAAACCCTGTCTGATGTTAAATTGTCGGTCTTAAATTGACCCTTATTACTTCCGGTATTAACATTCAAAGCCGTTGCCTGAACTGTTACCTCTCCGTTGCTATTTAATACTACTCCTGCACTGGCTACTTGTAAGTAATTATTTGCGTTGGTTGAGTTTTGAATAACATTAGTATTTCCAGAATATAGAGTACCAAAGTTAGTTATATTCTTTCCTCCCCAATTAGCATGTCCAGTCATTGCAACTGAACCATCTTTATTAAATTTGGTATCTAATAGGTTTATTAAATCAGTTTGATCAGTAATTGTTCCACTGATCAACCCCCAAACACCACCAATAGTACCAGCATCAATAAAAGCTCTAATTTCAGCAGCTGTTACTTCATCAGATGTTCCTTCTGCAAGTTTTAAATCGGTATTTTGCTTATGGGAAAAAAGACCTTGAGAAGCAATTTTCCAAACGGTACCATCGGTACCAGGAGTAATTCCAGTTTGAGGAGTAGGATTTATATATTCCCAGGTATTGCCACCATAAGTAACATATCTTGGACCTGAACTTGAATATTCAACTGCTGGATCATATGGATCAATACCATTAACATTAACATTGGAAAGCTCACGAATAGCATCAGCCAGGATAATAAAATTATTATCCTCTTCTTCCCAAGAGACTTCTGAACCTTTAGTGATATAGTTAGGATCAGTTAAGGTTCTTAAAGTAATTTGATTAAGTAATGATAATCCGCTCATCCTACACTTGAAATTCGTGATCTACCTTTAAAATTTCTTAAATGGCCGAAATGGTGGCCGAACCTTCTACAATAAAAATCATCATAGTCATATCCATTGAAATAGATAAGCCATAAAGGATATTTTTTATAATTGTGATTCAAATATTTTAATGTTTGTTCCCAATAGGAAAACGCCCCTGATTTTGCCTGATCTGATTTAGATTGAAGAGTTTTATCTGGTACCGGCTGACTATAGGGATTAGTTTTTTGAACTTGTCCAAATGGTGTAGGTTCATCATTTGAAGAAATTATAAACCTAGAATAAGTTAGATAAGCAAGTATTGGTTTTAGTCCTTCGTGTTTGAAAGTATAATTTCCAATTTGATACTCGCAACCATTATATAAATCTTGATATTTATTTAATGAAGGACTTCCTTCAAAATCCTTTAGTAAATCGTAATAGAATGGATCACCAAGCAACGGACGTAAATCCATATGCTGTGCTTCAGAAATGTAAACATCAAGCTTATTAGCTGTATTTATATTAGAGCTAATAGGCTTGTAATTTTTAATATCCGATAGAGTTATTAATGCTGTCATGATCCTGCAGGTGGAACCGGTAAATTAAAACTTAATGGGATTATTGAATAATCACCTGTTTGGTTAATTGGATTTCTGTAAATGGAAAATATCTCTTTGAAAATCTCTTCAAATATTAATCTATCATCTTCCGTAACAGAATTATAAATCAAATATGCATCTTGCATTTCCTGAGCAGTTCCAAGCTTGCCAGGTGTTTGAATATTTGCAAGCACAGGAGGAATTCCATAAGCCTCTATAATACTTTGTTTAACAGTATCATTTGTTACTTGGAAAATCTTATCGGTATCTTGCCAATCAACTTTTATAACATTTATTTTTTTATCAGGATTAGGATTTTGAAGAAGCATTAATTTATTAGCATTCTTTGTTCCTTGGAACTTCTCCCAATTCTGTTTTTCATTTTGTTCTTCTTCTTCACTCTCAAATTCATATGGATACTCAATAATATGAGAGGGCATAAAAGAGGTCGTTGCATTTCTCAACCTGAATTCTTTTATGCTATGATCAGAAACGCCATCTTCAACAACCGGATCAATTACAGCTTCTGGATAACAATCTCCATCAGCAGAATACCAAAATATCTGACCGTTATATTTATCCCATCCACCAGCTTTTAAAACTTGACTTGATATAACATCCGGATCAGGATTCCAACGATCTATAAATTGAATTTTTTCTTTGTCAATTTTATTACGCTTGCGACATCCCCAATCATCATACATTGCAATTTTTCCAACGTATCCATTATCATCAGGTAATCCTAATCTACAATGATCAAATGGAATTGGAGTAACTTCGTTAACCTGGAATAGTGCATTGAAATTAATATGAAAGGAACATCCACGAAGTTTGGAATAGTCTCTAACAACTTCGCGAAGTACCTTATCAACAGTTTGTCTTTTCCTGTTAACCCTTGCTTGATAAAACTTAGAATCTTTGAAGCCTTTTCCAATAATGAACTTTGCAAACCGGTTTGAACAGTTTTTAGCTGTTCCGGATGCTTTGATTATATCAAGGATCCGTAAAGGGTAATTATTGTCAATATCATAGTTTTGGATATTGTCAATTTTATTAACCTTTACGGTTATCCTCGGCTCAACTCTTGGAAGGTTAGACTTCATTATTAAATTTTATCAGATAAATAAGCTATTAAAGCAGCTCTATTTTTAGTTTTCCATTCCGTCTGTGGTAACTGCTTTTCAGTTGCAATCTGAACAAGATCTTTAAATGATTTTGAATTAAGATCAATTACAACAGGAGCAGGTGAATCTACTTGTGATTGCTCCTGACCTAATTTAATGATCACCGGTTCTTGTGAATCAGAAGCTGTTATCATGTTAGCCAAGTCACCTGCAGTTAGTTCACCAGTACCTTTTTGATCATTTTGGTCAGATGTATTTCCTGATTGATTACCTGAATTACCTTCGTCTCCTGTAGGTTCTTCAATTGGATTTTCTTCAAGGGTTGGATTTCCTTTGAAAAATTTACCGAAACCAGCTTTGATAAGTTTTTCGGCAACTTCATCGGTAATATTCTTATCGGTCCAATGACCTTGTGGCAGCTCTGAACTGTTGTAAGTATCAATTAACTTACCAGGCAACATTCTGTATTTTCTTTCTAGCATAGAATTTAATTTATGTTCATTTAATTGAGAAAGCTCCAAAAATTTATCGTGGATTTTACCAGGGCAGTAACGGCAAAGATCCTCATTGAAAACCGATTTGAAAAAGTCAGTAATTTCTCTTGGGTTGTCAATGTTGTATTGAACACCCTTTGAAATAATCGATTTCCATTTTTCAACCATGCTGGAAATATTTACAAAACAACTATTCTGATACAAGAAGAATTGATTCTATTTTTTAGAAAAAAAGCAGCTTGAAACCAAACTGCTTTTTTCACAAACCATATATTCTAACTATTAAAGAAGAGCATCAACAATCGCTTTTGTTGTTGCGTAATCTGTCAAGAATAAAGAAGCCGGTAAATGAGGTTCTTTAAACGTGTCAGGTGTTCTCAATGTAAGAACATACGCTCCTTGTGTATCCTGGTCTGATTTGTTAGCTTCCATGGCCATAAGGTCAAGTCCAACATCTAAACCAAAGATTTCAAAAGCTGCATCACCACCATTCCCTTTGAAGTTATTCTCAATAATTGCAACAAATTTACCTTTGGCCATTGCTTCTATTTGCTTTTTAATAGCTGCACTATTACCAAAGATTCTGAAAATAACTTCATGGTCGTAATTCTCTGAATACTTTCCTTTAACCAATGTTGATTTAACATCATTGGAGTGATTCTTCCCTTCAAATTGGTATGCTTTTGCAACCGGGGAAGTAGTTAACGAAATCCCAGTTATCAACTGTGGGTTCGTTCCATCTCTAGTGATTACACTCTGATCTTCGAAGTTGAAAAGGACCAAACGGTCCTTAACACCTCCGACTAATGGATTAGCGCAATCAATGAGGATACTTTCAGATATTTTTCCGCAATTTCCGCTCATGATTTTTTCCTCCTATTTTAGTAAGCTACTTGAACCATGTAATCTTCAACTACTTTAGAATCTATCTTAAATAGTGAATCAACAAAGTTTAATTTTGACTTCTTATCATAGAAGATATCAAGCTTGGAAAGTGAATCAGTTGATTCAACACCAATTTGCAAATTCTCTTTTGTAGTCAACACGGCTCTATGTGGCAAGTGGTATGTTGTACCATTGTCAAAATATGCTCTGATATATCTATCCCAGAAATCAAACTTGATTATTGGAACGCCTCTATACCTTAGACCATTTGAACCTGCTTCGATTCTGTCAAATGAAGAGCTAACTTGCTGACTTTCCAAATATGTTTCAAGATTGTCATACAATGAATCTGTAATAACAAACACCTTATTTGGATCACCTTTAAGTCTTTTATCAGCATTTTGATACAATGCTCTAAGTGCTTTAAGAGCAGCATCAGAAGCAAGGTTATCTTGTGCCGAATGTGAACCAGCTGCATTTTCTGTAATTGTATACCTTTTTGAGGAATCAGCGGTAACAATTGTAAAAATCTGCTTCCAGAAACCATCTATAATATTAAAGAAGGTTTTATCAGTTCCCGCAGTTAACTTTCCTGCAGGCGAGGCGGTAACAAGATCTGCATCAGTATCATTAAACCAAGCAATTCTATAAACTGCTTCTTCTAATGCATCATTCATTCTATCTTCGATAAAATTCATGAAATCACTTGCAGTTAAATCAGGTCTTGCAATACCTTTTTGTTGACCATAAACAAAGAAAGATTCTTGAAGATCTTTATAACATTGTTCAAGTCTAACTTCAACTTCTTCAGGATTCCAGAATTTTTCTGACATTGGAATATTGAAAGAACCTGAAGTTGGATTACAACCTGTTCCTTTTTTACCAATCAATCCTAATCTTCCAAGAAGAGCAATTTGTTTTTTTGCTTCAATACCTGGAACGATAGTATGGAATTCTGAATAAGCTGGTTTGTTAAAAACCTTTTCGTAAATGGCCTCTGATAGAGATCTAATCTCTTCACCATTAAAAGTAATTTCACTTACATCTATAACTGACATAAATATTCAAAGATTTAAGATTTGTAATTTTTTCTTCTTTCCTTAGCTTCAGAAGCTATGTTTTTTTTCTCATTGGTATCATCACCAACTTTTCTAAAATGGTTTTCTTTACCACCAGGATTATAATTGCTTTGAATGGTTTTCAATGCTTTTTCAACCAATGAAAACTTATCTGCAATTTCTTTATTGGTGGTTTTCATCTCTTCAAGTTCAGCTTTAAGATTTTTATTCTCTTCTTGAAGAGTAGCCTTTGATTTTTTCAATGCTTCCATTTCTGGCTCATCTTCGACGTTTTTAGTTTCCACAACATCGGTGATTGTTCCAGCTGAAACAGTTATGGTAACACCATAATCAGCCAGTATGAAACTTCCATCAGCAGGTTTTCCATCAACTGTTACCATGTTGCCCTTAGCAGGATTTCCGGTAATGTCTGAACCATCTGCATTAGTTATTTCAAGTTGCGTTCCGTTTGAATCCTGAAGAATCAAAGCTTTCTTTTCAGGCTTCTCTTCTTTTTTGATTCCAATAAACTTACCCAGCATTTCAATTGTCTGGTCAAGCTTGCTTAAAATTTCTTTGCTCATTTTTTCTTTTTGTTTTTCCTTAAATGCTAAGGCTTTAACTTTATTAAGCTTTTTGTTAGGAAGGATCATTCCATTTTGTTGAGCTTCTTCCATGGTCATTATTTTTGTAATGAATCCAAGTTCTAAAGCTCTTTCAGGAGTTAAAAAGGTTTCCGCTTTCATTAGCGCTGCAATTCCTTCTCTTGAGATGCCTGTATTTTCAGAATAGAAAGAAATTAATTTATCTTCCTCGTTTCTGATGTCCTCAGCTGCAATGATCAATTCATCAGCATCTCCACTCACATTCGATACCCAAGGATTATGAATCATATATTCACTCCCTGGTCCTACAATCATAATTCTTTCATCACCGGCAAATGAGATTTTAGTTGCAATTGATGCAACCATTCCAACACCAACAGTTGTAACTTTTTGCGGAAGCGATTTTAAAAATTCGTAGATGTTGTCACCTACTTGAATACTTCCCCCAGGGCTATCAATGTATACAAACAATTGATCAGCATCTTTAAATTTCTGGGTTGCAGATATTACATCAATCAACTCAATGCCTTTTTCATCAAGAAAGCTGCCTATTAAACCTGATATGTAAATGTGTCCTATCATAACTAATTGAATCAAATGTATAAGGATTACTATCATGACAGTTTGCACATTTTTGCAAAATGGTACAATATGTTAAAATGTAGTTTTGGGCATGTATAACATTCTTGTAAAGTATCCGACCAGAAGCCGTCCGGATCTATTTTTAAAAACTCTATCTGAGTATTATAAAAAAGCTTCAAACAATCAGAACATCACATATTTAATTTCCTATGATTTGGATGACGAATCCATGACTGATGAGGTTATTGAAAAAGCTTTATCACTTGGAAATAATGTCATATGCATCCCTGATCACAGTAAAAGTAAAATTCATGCATGTAACAGGGATATAGAATTTATTACTGATCCTTGGGATATCTGCCTTTTAATTTCTGATGATATGTTCATCCAGGCTGAAGGATGGGATGAAATTATCCGGAACAACTTTATAGAAAACTTTGCTGATACTGATGGGTGTTTGTGGTACCATGATGGATATCAAAAAGTAATTTGTACCCTTTCTTGTGTTGGAAGAAAATATTATGATCGTTTTGGATACCTATATCATCCAAGTTATTATTCATTCTTTTGTGATAATGAATTCACTGATATTGCTCTTCGGGAGAAAAAAATGATTTTCATAGATCAGATTATTATTTCCCATCAACATCCAAATTGGGGAAAAGGTGTTCCTGTTGATTCTTTGTACACTACAAATAATAAATATTGGGATGCTGATAAACAAAACTATTCAAAAAGACTTTCTAAAAACTTTTTATAAATGATACTATCAATTTTAATTCCAACTATTCAAGGAAGAGAAGAATCCTATGAAAGATTAGTAAAAGAATTACTCAGGCAAGAGCCTAAAGGGGAATTTGCATTTCAAGTTGAGATGATTACTATTAAAGACAACAAGGAAATTTCGATTGGTGCCAAAAGACAGAAGCTTTTGGAAGCTGCAAAAGGAAAGTATATTGTTTTCATTGATGATGATGATTTTATTGGACCAACTTATTTGGAGGATATTTTAAATGCCACAAAATCAAATCCTGATTGTATTGGGTTTCTTCAAAATTGCACCTTCGATGATGGACCTGAAAAAATATGTTGTTTAAGTTTGAAATACAGGGAATGGAAAGATAATGTTGATGGTTTCTTTGCTGTAAGATCACCTTATCACAAAACACCAATGTTAAGATCTAAAGCAATTTTAGCTGGTGGTTTTAAAGATCTTCGATATGCTGAGGATCATGATTTCTCAAAGCGGGTTACTCCTTTATTGTTACGGGAGGAGTTTATTAATAAACAGTTGTATTTTTATAGATACAAATCGGAAGAATTTAATTTCAAGTATGGAATCAAAGGTTAAGGCATGCATTATAAACGTTGCACTTGGTGGATGGTACCCACAAGGACAAAAGCGATTGATCAGAAGCTTGATTCATCACGGTTTCAACTGGGATATTTTAACTTGGACCACTTGGCCAAATAACAATTATGATAAGAATTGTCCTTACAATGTAAAACCTGCAGCATTTGAAGAAGCAATCAAAAGAGGATATACTCATATCCTTTGGTTAGATAGTTCATTTTGGGCTATTAATAACCCAAATTCAATTTTTGATATCATTAATGATCAAGGGTATTACTTTGTAAATAATGGCTACAATTGCGGTCAGGAGTGCAATGATAACTGTCTTAATTATTTTGGAGTTTCCCGCGATATTGCGGAAGGTTGGAAAATTGCTGGCACCGGAATTATGGGAATAAACCTAAATAATAAATTAGCTAACAAATTTATTTTTGAATGGATTGAATCCGGAAAGAATGGAGCCTTTTCAGGATCACGGGAACATGATAATCAAAGCAAAGATCCGCGCTTTTTATGGCATAGACAGGATCAAAGCGCTGCAAGTATTATAATCAATAAGCTTGGAATGAATATTGATGAACTTGGAAAGTTAGTTTCGTATTACAATTCCAACCTTCCAGAATCGATTTTATTTACCATTCGAGGAATGTAAGATATTTTTATCTTTTAAAAGGTGATCATAGTTTACATTCTTCCCCTGATGATATGAAAATCCATTGTGTTGAACTGCAATCATTGGATTAGCCAAATACACATTCAAAATACCTTTTTTAGAAAGTGAACCAAGAAAACGATCAATGTCCGGAATAATATTAGGATCATGAGAAAGGAAATGATCATAAGCTTTATTTCTAACTATAATACAGTGAAGAGAACAGAAATCACCAACCTTTATTAAATTCCTTACTTGCTCTTTTTCTTCAAACCAATATGAACCTCCAAGCAGAATATCCCAATTATCAGGAAGAGATATGAAAGCCTTTGTAAATAATTCCCAAGAATTTGAACTAGTGAATTTTACATCATCTTCGAATATTGTTAATTGAGGTTCATTATAATTTTCTGATATTAACTTTTTAAATGATTCACTTATTCCCACATGACCAGGATCTTTTTTGATTCCAGGAAATACTTCATAATCTTTAAAAAATTTTCCTAGCTCATAATTAAAAGAATTTCTTCTGATATCAGCCTGATTTGTTCCATCATTTAGATGAATTACCATTTTCTTCATCTGCTTTCATTTTTTCAATTGCACGGTGAACAGTATCAAAACCAACTTTAAAGTCCTCAGCGGTTAGGTGTTTAGCATCCATTATGCTTTTCCCTTTTTTAATATAGATATCGTATTTTAAATAGATATCTCTATCTCGTAGGATGGACCATGATATAATTCCTTTTTTATATAGGTTCATAAGCCCGAATTCCGTTTCAAGCTTGTTGATTAAATTTATCATCATACGTTTGCGCGGGATTGAACTTTTGTAACTCGGTCTTGGCCTGTCTTGATATCTTCTACAAATACCACAGGACGTGGCATGGCACCAATAAATGATAAAATATCATTCCTTGTTTGGATATTGTCTACAACAGGAATTGTATTTGCCCTTGCAGCAAATCCACCATCAGCAAGATAAGAGCTGTGGAAAGCTACTCCACCGGTTTCAAAGAAAGGTCTTCCATGGATTGAATTTACGCTTGAAAGCAATGATAAAAGAGGAGTATCATGTTTATTTACTACGGCTAACAATTCACCGCGTTCGGCTTCAAAAACGCTTCCATCTTCTCCAAAGAATTTGGTTCCTCCTTGGCTGTGAGGCTTACCTCCAATAACTCTACCTAGTCCAGCTTTGATAATTCCACCATCTTCCAATTTATCTGATTGACTTTGGATTAATGCAATTTGAGATAATACAGCAGCTCCTTCAGCAATTACAAAAGGAATTGCAAGAGGAAAACCTAGTTGGGCTATTGTTTTAGTTGCTCCCAAGGCACCATTCACAAAAGCCTGAACTTTTGCAATCTCATTTGATTTAATTGCGCTTTGCTTTTCTGCTTCCTGTTTAAGCTTATCATATTTATTTTGAATAGCTTGTTTCTTTGCAGCATTGTTTCCAGCAGCTGCCAATTCTTTTTTCAATTGCTTATCAAGGTAGGCTTCTCGCTCGTTTAATTTAGCTTGATTAAGGTTTTGATCAGCTTGTAAAAGGTTACTTGAAATGGTCTGGATTCCATTTTCAGTATCAGAAATTAATTTTAATCTTTTTGCTTCTTCTTCTTTTTGCTTTTTGGTTTTATCATCCTCTTTTTTAATAAAATCATCCAATTCAACTTTATTTAATTCAGCCTTTTTTGATAATAGTTGATTTTCTAAATCAATTCTTTGATCATAGGTAAGATGTTCAACGGATAATTTCTGTTGAATCAGTTCAATTTCTCTATTCAATGAATCTTGTTGAATGGAAAATGTCAGATTAGCAGATTCTTTTTCAAATTGTTCTCTTGTAATTGCACCGGTCCGATATCTATCAGTAAGAAGGTTTAATTGTTCAAGAAAATTTCGCTTGTATAAATTATTTTCTTCTTTAAATGATTTATCAAGTTCAGCAAGTATTAAATCTCTATGATTGGAAATTTCCTCAAGCCTTTTATTTTCTTCAGCGACTAGAAAAGCTGAGTATTCATGTTCAAGATCCTCAACCTTTAATAAATACTCTTTGTATTCGGTTTCATTGGTTTTATTGTAATCCTTGAATAATTGAATTCGTTTAAAATTGAATTGCTCTTGAATTCCAATTATCCGTTCCTGAGTGGCACCTTCTAAAGTTGCGCGGTGAATTGCAAGCTTTTCTTCATCAGCTAAATTTTTAACTCTATTATTGAAAGCGGTTTCTTCGGCCTTTGCTTGTTTTTCAATTAATGCATTTCTTTTGTTTTGAGCTATTTCTTCAAATCGAATTGCTTCATTTTGGAATTCAAGTCTTTTAACTTGAAGATCGTTTAATCTGAATTCAGCGTCTTCACGCTTAACTGAATCTTCACCTAATGCAGATATATATTTCTGTTGTGCTTCAATTTCCTGGTCTAATAAATCAAGCCTTTGTTTTAATATTTGCTTGTCTACTTCAACGGCTTGTTCATTTAGCTTTTGCCTTTCTTCTTCTGTTTTCTTTGCATCCTTGGATTGTAATATTAATTCATCTCTTAAATTAATTTGTTCAGCTATTTTAACATTCAATTTTGATTGCTTTGCTTCAATATCATCTAAGGCTTTTTCATAATCAATTCCCGCTTGAACTGCTTCTCCCAATGATTTAGCAAACTTAGGAAGCTCATTATTTGTAAAAGTTACACTCTTACCAAAATTTACAGTTGCATCAGCTGCCAAACCTGCTGCCTTTTTGAATTCTCCATCCATTACAGCACTAATAGCAGGTAATAAATCCATAACTAAATTGAATGGAGCTAACCAAAAGTTAATTAAACGCAACCCAACCTCTTTAATAATATTTGAAAGTGTAGAAGAGCTTTTTATAAAATTTGCTATTCCAATAATTACAGAAGCAACAGCTGCATGAATATTATCCATTACAACTCCAATCCCTGTCATTACTCCTTTAAACAAAGTTGCTAATGTATCATTTGCCTTGAATGCTTCTACAAGCTCAAATAAAAGTAATATCAAGGCACCAATTCCAGTGGCAAGAATAGCACCGCGTAAACTTGTAAATCCAACTTTTGCAGTTTCTAATCCACCCTTTACTCCTGTAAAAGCTTGCTGTAATCCTCCAAGTTGTCCACCAAAAGCACCTGTTTGCAAAAATGCTCCCTTGATTGCTTGGGTATAATTTCCAACATTGGAACGTCCGTCATTTATACCCTGATCAAATTTAATTATAGCTGATTTAGCCTTTTCAACTTCTTCAGCTTGTTTTTTATATGCATCAGTTAAATCAAATGTTCCATCTGCATTTTTTTTGAGGGTACCTTCAAGGAGTTTTAATTGGGTTTGTGCTAATTGATGTTTGGTTAATAACTGTTCATAGCTTCCTTGCTGTGCTTTATTAGCCCTAGTGACTAAATCAATCTGCTTGGTTGTGTTTCGGTATTCTGCTTGAAGTTCTCTTTGCTTAGATGCGTTCTCCTGAAATTCAACCGAATTTTGTTTTCCAGCCTCAGCAAGTTCCTTTTGCTTTTTCTTGATCAGGTCAATATCTGCAGCAATATTTGCAGCCTTAGCATTTAAATTATTTATGTCAAGGTTTACTTCTAATAAGACCGTTTTTTTAATATTATCTGCCATGGTGGAATTATTTAAAGCCTAACAATTTCAACTTGTGCCAGCCTCCCAGAAACACGGTTTGAAATCACATTAACATAGAAATAGTCTCCAAATAATTCTATATAAACAGGTTTGAAAAAATTAAAATCCTTGAATTCGTTATCATCAAGCCAGAAATAAGCAGTAACAACTTTTAACTTATTCAATACACTTACAAAACCGGAATAATTATTTTCAATTAAATATTGAAATGTCAAATCAAACGGTTGACTTGAATCTGCGAAGTATGCCATTTTAGCAAATGCAACATTCGTCGAGCTTGTTCCATCAGTATAGGTAAGAGTGTTGATATCATAATTTTTAATCAATAACAATCTTGGTGATGCTGATTCAGTTTTTTCATATTGAGGAAAAACAACTTTCCAAGAATCGGGATCAGTACCAGGAGTAACACCTGAAACATCTCCAAGCGCCTCATATACAATTTCATTATATAAAGCCTTATCGCCTTCTGAATAATCTTGTGTTGGACTATACGTATCAGCCTCAACCCTAGTAAACCTTTTTATATTTACACCAACAGCACCTTTAAAATTAACTTCCTGAAGTGATGAAGAAAAGGTTGTTGTAAATAAATCAGTTGTTGGTTGAAGCGTATTATCATTTATAATAATTGCATCATCTCCAATTGTTCCCCGATCATCATCTTGGTTCCATCTCAAATAACTTTTTTGTCCATACCCATCAAATCTAAATTGTAATTTAGGATTATTAGGATCCCTTGGATCTTGTGAGTTATAGTAGATCTTGTCAGACCAATCATAAGGGATTTGTTCTTCCGCTAATGCAGTTAATTGTCTAATAAGTAAATCAAACTTAGCTTTTGGATATTGTTTCTTGAGGTTTTGAATTGTGGCATCAAGCCTTTCAAGTATATATTTTTTATTGGCTATTTCGTTGAACTGGACAAAATTAACAGTTTGTGCAATGGGATCAATTTGAAAAATCAATCCATATTCATAAGCGAGATCTTTTATAAAATCTGTTTGCTTGATATCAGGTACCAGGTTTTTAAATATAAGCTTCTGACCTAAATCAATTGTATTGGTTGCAGTAAATGCGAAATATGAATAAGAAGCAGGTGAAGTATTTGAAGTGGGATAAATGGTAAGTTTACCATAGAAAGTATTTATGTATACAAAAATTGTTTCACCTGGTTCTAAGGTAATATTATCAGCGCTTAAAACGATTCTTCCGGTAAATCCATTGGCAACCGATACACGATCCAATATATTTGAATTAACAGATGAGGTATTTTTTACTAGAATAATTTCACCGCTTCCTCCTGAAGCTTGAATCCAAAGTTCAATCTTTGCATTTCCTGTAACTTTATTTCCTGGTTGGTATTTTGAAAATCCTGCTTTGTAAAAACCTGCAGAAGAATCAAAAGCTGATCCTGAACTAAAATAGCTAAATACATCAATTGTCCTTGATTGGGCATTTAATGTATAAGTAACTTGATTTTGAATATGTGCTTCAAAGCTGTAAGAATGAAGAACAGCTTCTGAATCATATAAAGCATCCTCAACAATTGGAACAGTCAAAGCTTTGTATGAATCCAACGCAAAAACATTTCCGCTTTTATTATATCCTGTTGCTGAAAATATTTTATCAAGAATATAAGAATAGTATAAAGCTGGTAATTGATACCTGATATCAACGATTAAATTGTTTTTATCAGTTGCCCCCCACTGAATTAAAGGATAAACATATTTATCATTTGAAAAACTGTTTACAAAATTTGTCAAATTGAAAATATGGTCAGCATCCGAAAAATCTAAATCTCTAAGGGATTTATCAGCAATCAAATCAAAGAAATCAAGTATGCCACTGTATAAAGTTACTTGGATATCAATATCAAAAATTTCAATAATAGCATAACCATTAGAAATTTGTTCTGTTCCATTCTCAATATACCTACATGGTAACTTTGTATACGGATTAATACTATCACTTGAAACAATATTTGGATAACCGCAAATACGAAGATTATTTTCAGATGGTGGAATTTTAAATTGATTGGAATAATTAGCCTGTCTATCTTTCAGCTCATTAAGATTATTAACTTGCTTAGTAATAGCTATAGGCTCTTTATCATCAAGATCAACCAATTGATTATTTAACCACAATTCCCTCATCGTTTCATTGTATACTTTTGTGGAAGAATGATTTCAAATTCTACAGTATGCAATCGGTCCTTGGTTTCGAAGGAGAATGTTCCAGGCTTAATATTTACAACCTGCTTAGATTTATCTTTTTGGACCATGTAAACTTTAGGTGATTCAAGAATTTCAGAAATAACATCCTTTTGATTCTTAGTTAAATTACTAGCACCTAAAATCATTGAATCAGTAATATTTTTTCCTAAAGATTCAAATGTTCCTTCTGCCGATTCTAAATCGTAAATAGGTTGAACAAATTCTCCTAAATCTTCAGTTGCTTTATTTTGGGTCTGGTTATGATGGAATAACCACTGATCCCATCCACCAAGGGAATTTTTCCAAACTAGGAATATTGGATTGATATCACAATTCCGAATAATTCTAACTCGCTTTACTTCGGTAACAACTACATCAGGAACGGGAGCAACATAACCGCAAATGGTACTGTTTGGAGTATCAACAATATTAACTCCATTTGTTCCATTGTAATATACCCTTCTTAGAGTAGTTCCTATACATTGTTGTTGAATTATGGTAGAAGTATCAAGAGCAAATGGAATACAAATTGAATTTCCATTTAAATCATATGGAAGAGGCAAGAAGAAGATTGTAACCTCTTTAGTAATTAAACTATAAACGCCAAATTCAAGAGTAGGAGGAGAAGCCGATGAATTACATTTTCTATATAATAAAACATTGTTTGTATCTCCACTAGTACCCGCAACAATTGTTTCATTAAGGTACAATCTTGGATAAGTTGTATTATTACCACTATTAAAAGTATTGTTATAGGTAACAATTGCAACGGTGCTTGGACCTTTTTGATAAACGTCAATTACTGTATTTTGTGATGATTGAAGAGTTGAACCAGCAATAAAAGAACCACCTACAACATCAGTGTAAGCCGTTCTAGTTGCAGTATTATAATAATACCTCTGCTGAGAACTTGTTGAAGAATTATATAATCTATAGAAATATATTGCCATTTATCGCGCCTCCTGATAACCTTGAGTAACATAACCTTGATAAACATAATTTTCGCTCTTCGGCTGACCTGTTGAAATACTTACATCAACATATTCAACATTAGAAGTATATGAATCCTGAAGTTTTATATAGTTGATTGAATATCCTTGGCTTGTATCAAGTTGGGTTTCATTTGAACTCAGATGAACTGCATTAATATTTTTACGGTCCTCAACAAGCTTTAATTCATGATTAATAATCAATTCTGAATATATGAATGATAAGGTGAATGGATACCCATCAAAATAAACTGGTTCATCAAACTTGGTTAAGAATTTTGCTTTTAATACATCTTCTTGACCATATGGAACAAATTCGGCCATGTTTTGACCGTATACTTCTCCTATTTGCTTTACTGAATTTGTAACGTACAAATAATTTGATTCATCGGAAATTATCGAGCCTGTAGTTGTTGAGGTATTTAGCTGATATTTAATATAAAACTTGATTGTACTTCCTGAATCCTTAGAATTTATTCCATTGGAGAAATTAGGTGAGTAATTATGAGAAAGGTAAGCCTTAATAAAGCTTGAAAGATTTACCTTTAAGGATCCGTTAATTGGTTTGTAATTGGCCTTTGATAAAAGCGTATTGGTTCCGAATTCGTATAAATAAACAACCAGGTTGGAAGTAATATCTGTTAAATCAGTAAATGTAAATGTATAAACAATGGGATTCCATGCTGCAACCCAACGCGAGGTAATTACAGGACTACCGTTTGAAATGATCTTAACCGGCCTATCACTTATTGAGACTGTTGCCATTTATTTAAAGGACAGTTTTCTGATTTAACTAAAGTTTTTGCAGGAAGATAACATCCACAAGCCTTACACATATCATTATTCTTCCATTCGCATTTATTGCACTCACTCATTCTATACTGAGCAAATTGAGGAACTTCGGTCAAGCCAAATTCATTTAAAATATGTTTGGTCCAACCTTCTAAAATATTGATCATCTTTTAAATGCCTCCACCATATCAGATAAAACTTCCTCTTGATATTTCTCAGCGAACGAACCAACAAAAGCATCAATTCGACTTGGTGAAAGTGCTTTTGATAAAACTCCACTTTGTCCACCACTTCTGAAAAGCTTGGTTCCTTCTTGGCTGATCTTTCGAGCTATTAAAAAAGCAATTCTTCCTTGATTGGGAACATTTAAAATTCCCTTGGCTTTCATCCACTCTTGAATTATGGCTGCAAAGTTTGATGGAACCTTTCCGGACCTTCTACCGTCTTCAAGTACTCCAACGTAATCAGCAGCTAACAATTGACCGGAATTATTTCCTGAGCTTACTTCAAAACTTTCAAGGGTTCTTCCGGATGCTCTTTGACCTTGTGCAATATGTTCTGCAATGATATCCTTCCGAATAGCCTCAAGAAATTGACTTATTAATTCTCGGTTGGTTACTGGCATGATGAATCATTGTTAAAGGTGACAACCGTTAATTTCATCACAATTCCAGAAAGGTTAACATCAAATACATTTATCGCGTCTGTTGTCTGTACTGAGCTAACTGATTTAACATTTGAATTGGAAGTAAGCCTATTTAAAAACCTTTTCCTTAATACTCTCATCTGATCAATCAAAACTTGATGTTGGTCAGGAGTGAAATCCAATTCAGAACGTTTAAGGAATGCCATTGATAAAGGATATGTTTCTTCAATATATCCGCTCTTCTTGATATCATCATTTGATGAAATAGGCTGATCTAAGAAAACAGTTACATCTTGCAGATCAAAATTCACACCTTCAGCCAAAAGGTTTTGATAGTCTTTTTCACCATGAATAAAGTTAGGGTAAGAGATTGGGGAATCTGTCACTGGCAAACTTTGTACAATGGATTTAATTAAATCGACTATCATTTACTTTTGGATTAGTTGCGGGGAGAGGAATCGAACCTCTGATCTCTTGGTTATGAGCCAAGCGAATTACCTCAATATTTTATTCAAGCGCTTTTGGTATTCGGCTGATTCTTTTTCATACCAAAGCGTGAGGAATACCGTATTGTAATCCAGCTGTAAAACTTCCTCAAAGTCTTTATTAAGATTCTTCGAAAGGGCGTATATTGTTCCAAACTCTCCGAATTTTTCAAACCTGCTGATTCCTGCTTGAACTTCTTCCGCGCTAGGATCGAAAGAAAGCCGGCTTTTTTCATTTGCAAGGATTTCCCGTAATTGATTAAAAAAAAACTGGCTATTGGATAAGCCTCAGAAATTTTACAATCCATTATCAATGGAATAAGCTCTTGAACCTGGTCTGAATTATAAAGCTTGTTTTGGAAGTATTCCTTTTGAAAATATAAAGCGAGAACAAAAGGAATTAAATCAATTTCATTTCCACCTTCTTTATTAAACCGCTCAGCTTCCTTTTGAAGTGCTATCTTTTGGCCGAATGTTTCAGCTCCGATTGAATCCGGTCTTTTGTAGTAAGTACCATTGATATTTAACTTATCAGGAAGAATAAAACGAGCAACCTCAAGATTGAAATCATCTTTCATCCATTCCAAATAAGGAAGAATTTTTTCATCAATGTTTGTGTCCTTGTATTGCTCCCAAAATGACCTATCTAATCCGGATAAAATGGAAAGTCCTTCAATGATATCACCTGATGATTTTCTTAAAGCAAAGAATTGTTTCAGTGTTAATTCACCGTAGTTGGAAGGAAGTATAAATTCGTGTTTACCTGCTAACTTAAAATCAATCATGCTGTAAATGGCTTACAGCGCAATTGTAGTTTAAATACTATCGTAGGATTATAAAAAATGAAAAATTAGTTATTAACTTTTTCGTCGATATGATTCAATAATTTATCTAAAGTCTCGGTTCCCTTTACTTTCTCAATGTTCCACTTATTATCGAAGTGATAATCCGACATTTTATAAAAATAGTATGCTTCAAAAAATGAATATATCATTGCAAGGGGAATGAGAAAAACAGTAAGACACATACACAAGTAAGCAAAGAAATAAATAAGCTCACCTAAGTAAATGTAGTGTACGCCCGTAAACCCGAAGAATAGGGATAAATAGAACGTTACCTTTCTATTTCTTTTCATTGGAAAACTTTTCTTTGGCTAATTCACAAAGTTTATCTAATGCTTTTAATGTCTGAATAGAACAATTAGGAGAAACATTAGCTATTCCTCCAGACGGAAGAACTACATGAATATGATCTGTCTTATTTCTTTTCATCCTTAAAATTCTTAATTATTCTATTCACTTGTTTACTCAGCTCTTTTGAGATTTGCTCCAACTGGTCGTTTGGTCATTTTGGTAATTGTAATTTTTCGATTGAGTACTTAGAAATATCAAAAATTTCCCTAAATAAATTTTGCCATTGTTCCGGAAGGTGTCTCATTTCTAAATGATCTATTCCTTTGTGTGGCTGGCAATCAAAAGAAACATTATATGTTTTAGGATAAACATCATAAAAATCACCATCCAAAATTGATTGAACTGCAATTTTAAAAGCATCCATTTCATTTTTTGCCTTTCCGGAAGTAATCAATTCTATTTCTTTAAATTTATTTCCAGTAACAGGACAAATGAACTGTATTTTGAAATTAACGAATGCTTTGATATAATAACTAATGCTTTCACTAAAGGGATCATCATCCAGCAAAGTATCAAGGCTTTCAATATAAAGAACGTTATGAGAGTTTTTCATAAAAGGTTTTTCTTCTTTAATAGTTTCTTGGCTTTTCTTGGTAATCGATGCTTGAATTTAGTTGGAATGACAATAGGATTACTTAACATTAATTTATCAAGCTCCAATTTCATTGGTTCGGAAGCTTTAACCATTGAGATACAAATTGTTTTAACATCCTCTAAATAAGGTTGCATACCTTTAGATGAAGTAATCATTCTAAAAAATTCACTTTGGCCAGGTCCAACAATTATAACTTTGTTCATTTTAAATTGTAGTTCTAATCCGTCCAGTTGATTTCTGAGCTAACCGGTTCAATCCAACATACCTAACAGCATCGATGGCATGGTTGAACGCGTCAACCGGTTCATTCAATGGTTTTCCGGTTGCCTTATCAACTTTCCATTTATAGTTATTCAGCTCTTTCCGTAAATTAACACTTCTTCGGGTAACATTCCAGTGGTACCGCTTTAAAATGTCAATGGAATTGTTCACGGAATCAGGTCCTTTCATTGCTGCCTCGATCCGGTACCCAAACCGCCTGATTTCTTCGATGGATTTCGGCTCGGAAGAATCAGCGATTAAATCAAGCCGTTTATCATATTTAAGTCCGTCAAGCTTCTTGCAAATATCCGGATTGGTCAGGCAGGATTCATAAACCAATTCATCAATGTACAATTCACCGTTTTGCATGAATACAATGGGAATGGCTGTAACATCATTTGTAAATCCGAAGTCCAGACCAGTTCCAACAAACTTGGCATCTTTTGGAAGTTCATCCACGATTGACCAGTTCCGGAAAATTAAACCCTCAATCTTTCCAGTCATTCCACGTGCATACACTTTCCAAAGCTCAATATCTTTTTCTTTTAAAGCTTCAATCTTTTGCCTTTGCAGGTACGAAATAAATGGATTGTGTCTGTGATCGGAAATGAATAATTGTACATTAGGTTTTCCAATCAGAGATTCATGAACCCAGAATTCAGCGTTCGGATTATAATCAATAAACTCCCTAACCTTTGTACGAAGGGAAAGCTCCTCATATACATTGTAATGAATCCCGTTTGCCTCATTGATAAATAAAATATGTCTCTTTCCTGATTTGGCATCCTGGGAATTGTCATAAGATTTAAACTCAAGAACAGAACCATTGTTAAAGGTAAAAATCCTATCTGTTTTATTATAATCTCGGATTAAGCTTTGAAGTATCTTAGAATTGTTATAAATATCTAATGCATCACGAAGCGCACCGGCTTTCAAGTTTGGAATATCTTGACCAACTACAGTTGCAATCCAATTTTCATGTTGGGAAAGTATTGTAAAAATTACCTGCAGGATAGAATATGTTTTACCCGAAGAGGTTCCTCCCTGGTTCACTACAATCTGAGCTTGACAATTATAGTTTACTTCGTAAAGTGTGGAGGCTTTGAACATTTATTATTTTTGATTAAGAAACGAAATACTCTATTCCTCTTTTTTATTTACTGTTATCTTTGGTTAATCAATTTATCTTTACATTTTTGCAGATGATCAATTACCACATCTATTGATTCGGGCTTAGTGAATATCATCATTACTTCGGGAGCATATTCATTTGTAGTTTTCCCGGTAAAAGTAGAATCTTCTGTTCCTATTGGAGTTGGATCTTGAGACTTAAAAATTATAGACTCATGCTTGTATTTATCGTTGGAGGCATTACACACTAAAATATCACCTTTGCCAAATTCTAAAATGGTAACATTTTCAACTTCTCCATATTTTGCATTTTTGTATATCATATTACTGTTATCTTTGGTTTAATCTACTCCTTAATTAATTCTATATTTTCACAACGTACCCAGCTTACCTCTGCTTCTTCTGCTCCCATAAGATGTAAGTCAAGGCCTATTAAAGCTTCTAAAAAGTCTACGGTCATAATAGGATATTCTCCGCCTCTGTATTTTGCTTTCATTCCAGATCTAAATCTTGTATTGTTAAATTCTTCTATTGTCATATCCACTCTATTTTTAGTTAAATACTGTATTACTTCTTTAAAATATTAAGAAAAATCACCACGCTTATACCGTTCTAACTTCGCAGTTAATTCCTCTATTGTTTTTTCATGCTGTGAATCTGATATAGACGGCTTACTTTCTATTAAAGCGTTATATTGTTTTTTACCTTCTTCTGAATTGTGAAATCTATCCTTTAATGGAATGCCTAGCTCTTGTTCTAACTCAAACAACTCTTTTAATACTTTTTCAGAATCTTTTCTTTCCATAAGTTATTTATTCCTTAATATCCTTTTCACTGGTTGCAACTGGTACCGCGGAACTGGATTGAATAATCTCAACCTCGGCTTTCAATACTTCAACTCTTACATCACTCTGAGTTTCCACCTTGTCTTTCCATCCCATGTTTTTCAAAGCGAATACAGCACCCGCGGAAGCCGTCCCATAAAGCTGTTGTTCATAGCAAGCTGAAATAAACGCTTTGGCTTGTTCAATAATGTACGAAAATTCTTCACCACGTTTTGAATAGTCATCAAATGAAGAACGGGAACTGAACCCTAAAAAGACGGCAAGTCCTGAAATAGTAGGAGTATACTTTCCGCGCTTGTTACATCTTTGGAAGTATTCTTGAATCTTTTTTAATAGATCTTCCGGATGATCGTAATGGGCTTTCCTTCCTAAATTGGCTAATTGCCAAAACTTATTTCCCTTTGGTGCTGGACACATATTATAATTCTCCTTTATAACCCAATTCTTTTAATCTTTCCTTTCCATGCTTAATTGTATATTCAGCATCGGAAATGTTATCCAAAAGATCTTCAATCTCCTCATCTCTTTCAATTTCTTCCTCTTCAATCTTATGACAGTCTTCACATATTACTGTATTAGGAAACCATTTTTTACTTCCGTATCCATCATTTAAATCAAACCATTCCCCACATTTTTGACAAGCACAAGGCATTTCCATTTCCTCATTTTCATCATCTAAAAAATAATTATCCATAGTTTATTTATTTAAAATGTTCCACGTGGATTGTAGTGTACAAATTATTTATATAATTGGTAATGGTTCGTATCCATGTTCTGTAAATGGATTAAAAACGGTTGGCATCAATGGAGGATGTTTCGATCCCATAACTAACAACCATATTTCACCGGTTTCATTTATCCTTTTCACTTCTTCCTCAGTAAGCTTGTATTTACTCACCATCACATTTACACCTGGAAGATCTTCATGCTTTGCGTGAGCAATTGGTAATTGATCCGTATTCGGATTGTTGCCAGCCATTAAAACTGAATTCGTTTCTTTAAATGATGTTGCTCTCATTATTTAATCTTGGTTTTATCAATTGCTAATCCTTTTTCAATCCATCTAAATACATCGAATTGTTTACCAATTAGAAACTTTGTTAATTTGGCATCTACCTCAATAGAATTTCCTGGTTTTTCTATCCTATCTATAAATTCAGATCTTTCATCTCGCTCTTCTTCTGTCATATCTGATAGAGGTCTAAGGATTGGTTGACAATGACGTACTTCCCATTCGTACTCAGAACCAGCACAATCGCCAACTAGTGAAATATGTTCTAGTCTGTCTATTATATTTTCGTACTTAGAATTATTAATCAAGCATTCACATCCAATGAACATTGCTAAATCTTGTACTGTTAATCTTTCCATAGATCAATATTTAAAATCGGTCCAATGCCTAATTTGTCCTTCAAAACGGCCTTCGGCCTTTCCTTTAGTAAACCAATCAATGAATTCTGAAGGTGCTAATCCATCATTCTTTGAAAGCTTCAGGATAATTCCATCTCCCATTTCCTTTCCATCTATTTCAACATGGAATTCTAACCCCTTCCATTCCATCTTGATTTTCTGGACGGAAACAATTGCAGGATCACGAAATTCAACTTGTTTACTCCTGTATGGCTTATCTTTCCAATATCTGAATAAGATCGTATCACCATCATTAAATTGATAACCTGCTCGAATTGTGTGAATCTTCTCTCTCTTCAAAATCTTCTCAGGGAAGAAAGTCGGGTTTCCACGCAAAGGATGATCTTCAGGGAACTTGGTTGAAAACATTAATACTCTTCTCATTATTTAAAATCTCTTCTTTTTAGCTACTTGAATACTTTTCATGAATTCCTCATAAGTGAGGTTCTTTTTTTGCTGATTGCAATCATAACAGCACGGAACCAGGTTAACTGGATTATTGCTTCCACCTTTACAAAGAGGCTGTTTATGATCAGCTGTTACCAATTCCCAGGTTAATTCCTTCTTGCAATAATGGCATTCGTAAAGATTATCTAAAACTGTTGTTCCGAACTGTATTGGACTTAGGCGCAATTTTAGTGATCGGCTGTTTATCCTTTTTGTTTTAAAAGATACCTGAACAACGTTGGTCCTTTTTTCTTTACTTTGGAATTCGAAGGATCAATGAATTCCTTTCCTTTGTCATCCTTCATGGCCATCAGGTTTAATTAAAATTTCATCGTTTACAATTTCCACTTTGTTAAAACCTGCCGGCCTTGTCATTGAATACCAATTGATATGATTGAAAAACTTGTCATAGTCATTGGATAATTCTTTAATCTTATATGATCCAGGATTTGAATTAATAATCCATTGGGCAAGCCTGAAGAAATAATTGGGATTGAATTCAAAAGTCATTTCTGATCATTTAAACGTTCTAAACTATAACCTCTTTCTTTTGCCCATTCTGGATTTGCTTCAATCTCTTCGTGAGCTTTCCGACTGACTGCCATCCATGTTGAGGTATCTAAATAATATTTACCTCTTCCTTTTTTGTGATGAATTTCGATAGCCTTTAACCATGGATAAACCATACACCTTGGATGCTTCTTTAAAAACTTTAATCTAAGGTCTTTATAAATTATATCTTCAGCTTTACCTTTCTCAGATCTTGATTCAATTTTTGAAACTTCGGGTTCTTTAATCCTCAGAATGGTACCACATAAACCGCAATGATCACCACTCACATAAGCACCGCAACCAGTACATTTCATATCTAAATGTTTACAATTTAACTATTTGAAAGCAAGAAGAATCTCATCAAATATTTTCCTGAAATCCTTATCTGTTTGATACCAATTTTCAATGTTCTTCATTGCATGGATAACAGTTGCATGGTTCCTTTTACCGAAATAATCACCTATCATATTTTGAGACATTTTTAATTTATGAAAGGCAATCCACATGACCGCACTTCTTACGGTAACAAGCTCATCAAACCTTCTTTTGGATTTTAACTTCTCAATGGTTATTGGATTGTTAGGAAAAGGAAATTTTTCAATACACAATTCAATAACTACTTTCAATTTTTTATCATTGAATACCCTTGTGGTTTTTCTTCTTTTCTTTTTGCTTAACCTCTTCCTTCTATAAACCAAGGTATTTTGAAAATTCTTACTTCCGTTTGTCTTTTGCATCAGATGGAAATTTTATCAGGTTAAACATTTCTCTCATTCTGCTCGCTTCTCTTTCACCGTAATTTGCTTTGATCATTTCAGCGCTCATATTGGTTGTCATATGGGTTTTGAACTGATACTGGATAAACTTATCATACCTAGCAAGAATCAATTCTGACATTACATTACTTTCATTCCCAAAGTTTTTACTGATTGATTCTGTTCCTAAGTCATCAAAGCAAACACAAGGATAATTGGAGTACTTATCAATTATTTGAAATCCTTCGGTTTTAAGCTGATTGGAAACTTCCCTGCAGGCTATGATTGGAAAACTTGGATTGACAATGGTTCTGAATAAATTCAAAGCGCTTGTTTTTCCACAACCAATATTTCCATAAATCAACAATCCCTTTCTTAACGAAAACTTTCCTTCCTGTTCAAATTTTGGATCATTAGTAAAGTATTCAGCAAGCAAAGTATATATTTTCACATCTGCTTCAGTCAATTCAAATCCTGGGATGGAAGTTTCTCCCCGCTTAATCACAACTTGAATAAGCTCTGCAGAAGTTAACATTTTAGGTTTTGGAGGATTCTTTACTCTTTCCCAATATTCAGCCTCTTTAACCTTTGCAATCTTCATTTCAAGAGCTGCTCTCAAGGCTTGATTCTTTTCCTCTTCAGTTAATTCAATGTTCTTATAACTCACCGAAATCTCCTCCTTGATTGGTTGTATTGGCAATAAGTTGTTTATTCCCGTTGGTCCTGTTCTTTTGTCCATTGTTCTTGAATTTTAAGTACTCACTCATGGTATTTTCAAAAATCAAACCTTGGTATTGATTGGAAATACTTCTTTCGATTAAACCAATTGCGTAATCCTCATCAAATACTGAAAGTTGTTTCAATGCTCCCTTTTGGCTCTCAATTGATTTGTAAGGCTTACCAATTTCTTTCCTGTATTTGATCCACTTAATCCATGCTGATTCAAACTTTTGTGATTTGAAAGGAAGAATAATTTCAACTGCTTTTTCCTCTTTACCCTTTACTATTTCTTTTTCCTTTTCCTTTTCATTTTCTTTTTCCTTTTCTAAAGGTTCAACCGCGGTTGAACCACTGTTTAACTCTTGTTTAATATTTATTTTAACATCGGTTGAACCACTGATTTTATTTTCTTTGTTTTTTCGTGCTTCTGCTGACTTTCTACCCTTTTCAGATTGACTTTCCAAAAATTTCTTCCGGTTCTCTCGAACCTTTTCAAGCTTATCATTTTCCCAATGGCCATCAACCAAAATCCATTTGTGTTTGATCCGCTCCCATAACCGAATGTCATCCGCGGTTAAACCGAATGGATGCCCGTGTTCATCCAGAAGAGGACCGTTGATCCATGATTCAGCCATTAAATCGACGTGTAAACTTTTCATTGCTCGATCCCAACGTAAAGTATCAATTAGATAATCCTGAGCATAAAAAGGAAATGATGGATCCTTTGCCATAACTAATTATTTGTTCCCTTTAAAATTTAACCTTGTAATTCCTTTTCAATTGATACTATTGCTTTAAATATCTCATAAGCTACTTGAGGAACTATTGCATTTCCTAAGGCTTTAATTCTGTCCACCCTATTGGGTATCCCATCATCTCTTCTACAAATCCCGGATTGAGTTGGGAAGTTTTCCCAGTTCCTTCCTGTGAATGAATAAAATGAGCTAACGTGTCTTTCTGTCTCTTCGGATCCGTTCTCGTACATTCTCCTTTTGCATCGCTGGAAGCTGTTGGTGTTGGCAACATAATCGAAGAATAAACTGGTCTTTTGCTGCTGTGATAACCAGCCTGAATAAAATCCTGGTATGTTACCATTGAATTTGTAGGAGTTGGCAATAGTCCGCTCGCTGCTAGATCTATAAGTCTCGAAGAATAGATCTGACCTGATTTCCTTATTTTCATTTTTCCGGTCACTATTTGAGGTCCGGCATAACTTTCCGATGCTGTCGGAGTGGGCAACAATCCAGACTCTATCTCTTCTATGTGGTGCACCTGTGGCACAAGCTGGAATAATAAACGTTTCCGTTTTATAACCTTCATTTTCCAACGAAGTGAGCACTTCCTCGAGTGCCAGGTTGATGATGCCAGGAACATTCTCACCAATAACCCATCGTGGTTTAACCTCTCTGATAACTCTAAGCATTTGAGGCCAGAGGTAACGGTTATCTTCTTTTCCTTGCTGCTTTCCTGCAACTGAGAATGGTTGACATGGGAATCCTCCGGAAATAATGTCCACGTATTCTGGATTACTGATTTCTTTGATGTTGCCATATTGAATTGCATTTGGAAAATTCTTCTTTGATACTTTAAGGCAATAAGGATCTATTTCACTTATCCATTTAGTTTCTATTCCTGCCCAACTTGCAGCAAGAGGAAAACCACTGATACCATCGAATAAAGATCCTAATGTCATTTTAGAATAAATTGGTTTGTACTTCCCTGTTTAAAATCTTTTCAACTTCCTGATCAACTTTCTTTTCAAGGTCTTTGGAAGCTGTTAAAGCTGATTGGGTACGTTCCTTGAAGTATTTCTTTTGTGCATCTCTCATTTCCTTAACGAGAGATGCTAATTGATTTGAATTCATATTTTATTTATTACCAAGTGTAACAGTAACATCATAGCCTTTATCATTTAGATCTTTTTTGGCTTTTTCCCATTTATCTTTAGGATCTTCACCTTCAAATAAATCTAGTTGAGGATCCGGAACATGCTTTCCATTAAGGTATAATTCAACCTCGTTGATTGCTTTCATTACGTGATGATAAAGCTCATTTAGGAACTGATATTCATCTTGTCCTCGCTGCTCTTCGAACTTGGTAAAAGGAGCATTCAGATTTAAAATCTTGTTACCTCTTAGCTTCTTTTGACCTGTGAGAGTTACTCCATAGCTTTCATCTGAACCACCCATTGAAAACTGAGTTACTTTGAACTTATCAAATCGCTTATCCTCAAAAATATCTTCGGTTTCAAAATGATCATCATCCGTTACATCCACATATTCAGAAAGGAAAGCTAAATGAACTTTAAGCCTATCGAAGGAACCAAGAAGATCTTCATGAATTCTTTTCCTGAATAACCCTTTAAAGTCGGTGCTAACTGATGAATCTCCATCAGCTTCGGTTTCGGTGTATTCTATTTCTAAAAAAACACCATCAATTATTTTGGCTTTTTTAATGTTTATTGTCTTCTCCATTGTTGTTAAGTTATAAGTGAATAATTATGATGGTAAATTGTAATCATCTTTTTTGTGATTCCTTAATGTAAAGTAGGACCACATTATGAAAACAAAGGCAAAAGCTATCTCATAGGAAAGGAGAGTTAGGAACCCTTTCCAGAATTCGGAAATGTGAAACATGGTAAAGTGAATTTTAAATTGGGATAGAATTATTTATTGGCGTATTGGGAATTATAATAAAGCTCTACGCCTGAAATTATCCCTATTGCCTTTATATTCTTTAACACTGTTTAGGTTTTCTTCAATTGAAGAGATGGCAGATTCAGCGCTTGAAAATATTTTATCGAAAAATGAATCCTTGAACCAAAAATCAGTATCCTTGGTAAGTCTTAACCTATCTTGAAGGTTTCTCTTTTTCTTAGTGGTTTTTTTATTAGTCTCCATCGGTTAATTAGTTAGTTTGTTCCTTAATGATTTATTCTGGCTGGTAATCTCCGGAATGATTCTTGTACCATTCCCAAGCAATCTCCTCTTCAATAAGTGGAGGAGTACCAACCATTGGAAGAGGATTCTTTTTTCTCCTCCTGTAGCTGTCAATTGTCGTTCTACTTTTATGAAAAAGATTCATTACACCTTCAACGGTCAATGTTTTAATTGATTTATGAATTGGAGTAATTGGTGAATTAACTTTCTCAAGAGTTTTAAGAACCACGGCTTCAATTTCAAGCTCACGTTCTTTGATAGACATAATGATTTGATCTCCTGCTTGTACCATTGTTATAAGTGGGGTTTAAAATTCCTGTCTTTCCAGGCTGTCAGTTCACTTATTGCAAGAGCATTAATTTTATCATCTCTTACTTTGGTAGCCACCACCTTGGATATTTTTAATCGGTTATACTTAACACCTGTTAGTTATTTTAATAGATCAGGGTTTTGGTAGATATTACCTATTACTTCTATCGATTTAAATTTATTTATATCAAACAAATCACTGGCTCTGAAATTACAAGAGCGACCGACATAGGTATTAAGTAATGTTGATTGAACAGGCTCCATTCTTCTTTCTTCATTGTATAAGAACGACAGTATATCTCCATCATAAATATCTGTTTGTTCTTTCCATCTAAATTGACCAACCGAATTAGGGTCTACATCATACCACGTTCCAAAATCATCAGAGATTGCAACATCACCTGATTTCTCAATAATAAGCGAACCATAAATCCACCTTTTATTTACTAAATCGTATCCTCTAAACTTGATTTCTCTATTCATAATACTTATAGTTTATTCTGTAGCTTGGATAATTTCTAGAGAAGGAGACAGGATTCGAACCTGCAAACAGAAACCTTACAAACTGTTTTCCCAACTGAACCATCCTTCAAAACTTGTATTTCTTCAGATACAAGGAAAATTGAAATTTTATAGATTTTTAATTTCAAAGTTGATAAATGAAACTGCTCCATTTATTCTATCAATTGCCTCTTCCAATAATTCTTGTGACTTAGAATCTTGTAATTCTTTTGGCTGGCAATTAGAAACATAAATTGAAATACCCTTTGCAAAACCAAGAAGCTTTTCTTTATCAGTTTTCAGAGATTCCTCTCTTTCTGCTTTTAATTTTGCTTGTAATTCAGCTTCTTCTTTTGCTTTGGCTGCTTCTTTCTCTTTTAATTCAGCTTCAATCCTCGCATTCTCTTCTTTAATTTTTGCAATCTGAGGTGTTATTTGTTGAACTAATTCACTCCATTGATCATTTGAATATTTTTCAATTATTGAATAGTCAATAGAGAAATTTTCAAATGTTAAAAAGGTATCTTTTGAAGTAAATCCAAGAATATTTAATTGATCTATCCTTGAATTAATTACCTGTTGTTTAAAAGCTGCTTTTTCTTTTGCAATTCTTTCCTCTTCTGCCTTCAAAGCTTTTTCCTTTTCGGCTTGCTCTTTAGCAATTCGATCTTGTTCTGCTTTCTGAGCTGCAATCCTTTCTTGTTCCTGCTTTGCAAGCTGCTCTTCTTTTTCCTTTTGTGCCTTGATCATTTCTGATTCAGATTGAACATCTCTTAGAAGAATATCAAATTGATTATCATTCAAACCGGTGATCATTAAATCAGAAACTGTTCTTTCTCCAAGGATGAAAGATGCTCCATTAAAAGTCATTCCAAGGGAATACAAAGCTTTCTTTCTGTTTTCAATTCTCTCAGCTGCTTCTTTTTCTTTCTTGGCTTTCTCTTCAGCTTTTTTATTTTCAATTGCCTTGATACCTGAATCAATTTTATCTTCAGTAGGTCTGGTAATTGATATCAGCTCCTCAGCCATTGCCTCTTGATTGTCCTTTAGTTTATTCAAAACCGCTTTATTATCTTTTAATGTGTTCTGAATGTCGTATCTCTTCTTTTGAAAAATCTGACGGGCTTTCTTGGCTTCTTCAATCGTCTCTTCTGTGATTACTAAATTTGAATAATCGTTAACCAGTTGGATTAATTCAGCCTTTGCAATATCAAAAGGCTTCAGAGTTAAAAGTGATTTCTTTTGCTCTATTACTTCTACTTCTTGAATATTTTCGGTTTTCATTTGGATTAAGGTCTAATGTTTAAACTATGCTTCAATGTATTCACCAGGAAGAGGAATAAAACAATCAAGATCTTGTATCGAAAACCTTCTCACATCCTCCATATACTTTTCAAATTCTTCAGTGGATAGATTCGAAGTACTTCTTGTTATTTTAACCTCTTCAGCGGTGGATTGAATGACAACAAATTTTGTTAAGAACTTTTGTTTTAAAACTTCATGCATCTCTTCAGGATCGAATCCTGTATGATCACTTAGTATTTTGATAACTACTCCCCAGTAATATGCATTTTGTCGGTTGCTTCTTGTATCTCTGAATTGCTTTAGTTCTACCCAGTACGAACAAGGCTTTAATCCTTTTAAAGTCTCATATAACCTTGTTTTATCTTCTCTCTTACTAAAGTCAATTACCTGGATCATGATTAGCTAAGTTTTAATTTCAAATACTCCTTATACTCTAAAGCTTTTTTAATCTTGTTAAGAAGTAAGCTTACTTCCATTTCATCCCTTTCCAGTCTGAAAATGAAAAGACCTAATTCAGGGCTAACACGAGGATCATAAGAAACAAAGTCACACCATTTAACATTAAGTGTTATCATATGGCTTACACATTGCCAGTAATAATCTGGATGATTCTTTTTAAAGTATTCAGCTGAATCAATAAGCCTATGCCAAAGATGATTGGTTGAGTTGTAAGGACATTTTATTTCAAGTCCTCCAATACGATCAGAAGAAAGATTATTATCTAAAACTGATCTATCAGGACTTCCACCATAAAATTCAGTATGTTGAACAAACCCAACAGCTTCCAAACTATTACCAGTTACTTTGGCGTATTCATTAGCAGCTTTATCTTCATGTTCATTTCCCCATTCTATCGCTCGACCTGTAGCATCAGGGAGAAAACCACCAACTTCCTCAGCGATTTTTTCCATGATATATGTTTTGGCTGTCTCACCTAATTCTCCTTTTTCCTTAGCTTCTTTTGACTTTGGTTCAACTAAAAGTTTATAGATGGAAGAGGAAGTAAACTTGAATCTTCTTTGCTGATACCATTCTTCAGTTTGTTGGATCACAACTTTCTCAGATACTTTAAGATTTTCAAGCTTTGAGAAATCAAGCTCCTTGGCTTGATTCTCAAATTCTTTTAGGTCTGCTACTGGTATCATGATTAAGCTCCCAAGATTATTACTTCAAAAATGTTGGTACTTCCTTCACTGTTCTTATTGCTCTTCTTTCCCTTGAAAGTAATTTCAATAGGTGTTTGAGGCTTAAGGTTTCTAACTGCATCAACTAACACTTTTTGAGCAGCTAGGAAGATCCCATCTTCTGCAGCGAATATTCCAGATAAAACCAAATCCTCTTTATCATTTGGAAGCTCCTTTACACCAAGGAAAAAGCATCTGATGGGTTTTTCTTTGTATTCGAACCACTGTTCTTGAGTTCTGTAAGAAGCAGTAGCCTTGTACACTTCTTTAAGTCCTTTAAGCTCGCCTAATTGGTCGAGGCTTGGCATTTGTAATACCACGTCTGTATTTGGTTTGGTAACTTCTTTAGTTGTCTCCATTTGACTATTTATTTAAGTTGTTATTAATTCGATTTTGATGTAACAGCTCCTTTTCTTCCTTCATGAATCCCCACTGGCTAAACAATGAAGAGATTCCCCAAATGATTAAGATTGAAAGAAGCAGGAGAGATATGATTGTCCAGTTCATAGGATTTGAGTTTATAAGAAGAGGTTAATTATACCTGCTTTCGTCTGACATCATTTCACCTTTGTATTCCTCTTTATAAATCATTTGCTTTCTGATTTCTTCTTCTACTTTAAAAAGGAATTGTGAAGTGTATGTGAATTCAATATCAGTATGGCCATCAATGCTGTTGATTTCAATTACATTGGTTGATTTATCAAGATGATAAAGGACTTTGTAATCCTCTTGGTGAAGAGTTACAACAGTGGAAACATCTTTACTTCCTGATGGCTGGTAAAGCGCCTCAAACATCATTAGAAGTTTTTCGGCTGGTTGTTGGTTAAAAGTTGCTTGAATCTCCATTGTATTATTAAGTTGTTTGTTGTTAGGCTGCTTTTGAAGTTGTAGGAACCTCAGCTAGATCTTCAAGAAGTCCTAGGATATAAAAATCAATCGTTCTACCGTATCTCACATTTTCAATTCTGTTCACTGAAAGATTAGGGTCAATAGTCAGGATTTTCTTTACAAAGTCCTTTGGAAGCTTTTCAATTTTGCTCACCCTATTAAAGAATTCTAATTTTTGGCTCGAAGTATGCTTATGATTTGCCATGATCTTTTTATCTTGCTTGAATTGTACACTACAAATATATAATGAAAAAACGGACTAGTCAAGAAATTAGTTACAAAAAATAATAAAAATATTTACCAATGGATAATTTTTTTCCTGACCAACTTAGAAGCTTACGAGTTTTTAAGGGGTTGAATCAAGAGCAACTGGCTGAGGCTCTTGGATTTAAATCAAAACAAAGGATTTCGGACTATGAGAATGGTAAGACTGAACCAGGACTGGATGATTTAATCAGAATGGCTAACTTTTTTAATGTTGATCTAAATACATTAATTACCAAATCAGAAAAATCAGGACAAAATCAGGAGAAATCCTTCTTTCAGAGCAATTCCAAAGAAGGACAAGAGGCTATTAATGAGCTAAAAAATAAAATTAAGGAATTAGAAGAGCAAATTAATAATTTAAAAAAGGACAATAGTATTTTAGTTTCTGACTTCAGAAGGGTAAGTAATAAAAATCAGGAGTTGAATGATGAGCTTTTAGAACTTTATAAGCAGCAAGCGGAAAAAAATAAAGGCGCTTCTGATAAAAGCGCCTCCCAATAACTAGTTTAAAATGTCTTTAATCTTTTACTACCACCATCTTTGGTGGCATGTAAAGGATTTCTTGTTTGTACAGCCTAATAATTTCGGATTGAAGCTCTTCAATCTTTTTCCTGAATCTCACATTTTCAGAAAGAATTAGCTGAAAATTAGCTTCATTAAAGGCTAGCACATCTGATTGATGGTTTGTTTGCGTCATTGCTTGATTCTCGTGGTAGGCAGTATTCTCAATACCGGCAAGCACCCCAACGCGACCCATTAACATTAAGTAAAAATTTGTACACTAATATACGAAAAATACCCCTAAAAGATGTTAAAACAATTCAGTTTTTAAAGGTAGTTTTCCACATTTATTTACATGTTTCTATCCGCAAATAACTACCCTGATTTACAGTTATATTCGCATAACTTGAACCAAATAATTGAATTTTCTGATTGGGTAAAATCGTATAGTCATTCAAGTTAACATCAACAAATCCATTGAAGTTTTTTGTATCAATTATTTCCATTGTATGAGGAATATTTGAATTATTATTTCCTAGATATAATTGAAATCCACCACCATCAGATTGTAAGTAAATCCTTCCTTTGATATTTACATGAATAGTATCAGTAGGCTTGAACCAACACCAGGTTTTATTCCATTGAATGGTATCATGAAGTATCCCGACTGAATCGAAATAAACGGTCCTACCTCCTCCATTGGGAGAAGATCCTTGATAAAGCGGGTACGAGCTTTTAACAAAGATTTCAACGCTCTTGGTGGAATCTAATCCAGCGCATGGAGACGGCTGAGGAACAACCGGATCAGGAATTTGATTATTCTTATTGCATGAAAAAACAAATATTGACAGTATAATTATAATTAAGTTTTTCATTTTAGAATTCAATTAAAGTATCAATTTACTAATTATTTTTAAATTCCTAATATCAGACTATAAGCTAATACCATACCAATATTAGGTTATTAACCAGCTTTCAAATATACTGCAGTTGCAACCGCATCTTGTAAAATATCTTGTGGATCGATTCCAATGTAATGCTCAAGTGATTTATCATCTCTATGACCTGTTACTTTTCTGATCATATCCTTGTTCATTCCAAGCTTACGTTTAACACTGCTCCAAACTTTTCTTCCTAATTTAGAAGATGGTTCAATCTCTTGACGTGTAATACCTGCCAAAGCAAAAATTTCTTTAAGCCTTTTATTGAACATTGTATTGTCTTTAATCTTTGGAAGTGATCCATATTTTTTAAGCATAGTTTCAACCAACCAAACTGGCCTGAAGTATAAATCATCAAAGTAAGGAACAATACATTCCTGATCATTCTTAATTGCTCCGAGGTTAATATATTTTACTTTATCACCATTTATAACCATCTCTTCAATATACTTAAATGGATCTTCAGCAAATTGATTATAATCACTTTGTCTCATTGCACTTGAACACAAGAATAGGAAAATTAAAAGTTCTCGTTCAAGTAAATGATCACTAGAAAGGTTTAAATCATATAATGCAAGTAATTCTTCTTTCTTCAATGCCTTGGCTCTTCCTGGTCTTCGTGGCCTGTAGAATTGTTTATATTTTTTTCCAACCTTATAACCTGACTTTTTTCTACACCATTTTAAAAATACTTTAAGGTTTTTAATATAATCTCCAAAAGTCAAAGGAACAACTTTTAATTCTTCAAGCATGAATTCACGAAATTTGATTTCGAACTCAGGCGCTCGGTTTTTAAAATCGTTAATATTTAAATCTGGCCAGTGCTTATCAGAAAACAACTTTACTCTATTTTTAACTTTCTTGTAATTTTTAATTGTACCATCTGATAAAGGCTTATCTTTTATTTTACTAATGTTAGTTTTAGATAACTTCAAAAATTCATCCCAAATTTCCCATAATGTTTTTTCAGGTACCTCTTCATTTACTTTTGATTCAATAGGTTTTTGTTCATCAATAAATAAATCTTCAAGATACTTCTTATAGATAGGAAGACCATTTGATTCTTTTTCTCTAATTACTCTATTTAATTTTGATGACAATTCATCCAATACAAAATTAATATTACTCGCTCCTGTAATCTTGGGCTCTACACGTTGAATTAATTTTCTCTTAGGATCTGATTCAATCCAATCACATTCGTTGATTTGCTGCTTTGTAGATTTGAAAAATTTTCCATCTTCACAACGATAATAAATAATTATTCTTCGGATGGTAAATGATTGGGGATTTGCTCGAAGTACTCCATTAATTAATTGAAAAGATTTCTTGGGTACACCATCGAGATACAGTGAAACTCCTGACATAGTGAATTAAGTTGTTTAGTAAATATTTACAATCCATCTATTCACAGACAAGAGTACTTGAAAAAATAATTAAGATGTTGTCAAGTGGTTGTCAAGTACAAAAAAAAAGACCTTGATAATCAAGGCCTTTAATTTGTTTAAGTGAACCCGCTGGGATTCCTTAATAGTTTTAAGCCTGTGAATAAATGTTAATTTTAACGAAATTAAACAATTTTTGGGGTTATCCAATGGCAGTTTTTAACGGTTGTTACCAGCCATAATTCTTAAATTGTCAAGTTCTTGTCAAGTGCTAATAAAAAAACCCCGAACGGGAACCGTCCAGGGTTTAACAACTTAATTGTCAATTGGAGACTGACAACTATTACAAAGGTAATTTTTAACCTATTCAGGTACAAAATTTATTTTTTGATCATTTCAAGAAGCTGATCAGTTTTCTTGGTAGAACCGGCCGATCCACCGAACCAATAATTGAAAATCGTTACTACAATCGTTCCCAAAGATCCGAGAAGAGTATAAACCAATTCTTTATTTTGGACTTCAACTTTCATGAAAACTATTCCAAATAATAGTCCTACAAAAGCAGAAATGATGATTCCTGCAGCGACATTTTGCATCCAAACCCCTATTGTATTACGAAGCTGAACTTCCCTGTTTCGGGCATCGGCCGTATTTTTCATTTCCTCTTGAACCATGGTTAGTTCAAATTCATGTATCTGATTTACAAGCTGTTGTTTTTCTTCAGGAGAAATGGTTGATTTCTCTATTATATTCTTGGCGATTCCCAAAACTCCCTTATCCGGAAGAACATCCCCGACAACCTGAAGCGCTTCGGGTAATTTTTCAGTAATTAGCTTTCCAACCTTGGTTTCTTTGAACGGTTTACCTTTTTCCATATTATTTAATTATTTCTAATGCTTTTTTATAAAATGCCATTCGTTCAGACCAACCATTCATTCCTCCATTAATTCGAAGGGTAATTTTTTTCAAATCCCCAGAATCGGCCAATTCATTTAATCCTTTTAGTTTCCAGAACCACCCAGCGGAAAGAGATGCATATTTTGGATCTTCTAATAATTCAGGCTTGGAAATTAGATCAAGTCCAAGAGCTTTACTGCAGGCCTCATAATTTCTTCTTCCAGTTAGTTGAATTAATCCACGTCCTTTAAATTTGATTCCATCACCTTCTTTGTAATTTCCTAAATCAATCCTTCCTTCATAGGCTTTTCCATCTGCAAGTTCCTTCACATAATTCAGTGATCCGGATTCGTGAGCAATCTGAGCAATAAAAGCACACACCCTCATTTTAGAATTAATATCAAATTCTCTCATTGTTTCATTTAAAGGATCAATGAAAATTTCAATCCTTTGTTGTTTGCAAAAAGGAAGAATGGATTTTAATTGCTCTGCTGTAATCATGTTACTTATAATTTAAATTATGCCTTTATTCTCAAGCCATGGAATAACCTTCTTCTTTGAAATGTGGGTTAATATTGTGATTAAAATAGTCGCAATACTAGTCCAAAAAAGATCTGACAAATGGTTAAATATATAGCTTGCAAACGAACCACCTGCTAATCCTTTTACAATGTCACTCCACCATTCAATGAAGAAGGTCTTTATTTTTTCCATTACTTTGGCTCCTCAATTGGTTTGTCTGCTTTCACCTCTGGAAGTTTAGAAAGCAATGCAAATACTCCAGATAGTAAATTACTGTACTTAATAGGTAGTTCTCCTAATTGAGCAACCACTGCATTCTT